ACGTCATCATTGTGGGTGTACTCACTCATCGTCAGCCAACTTAACTGTGCTCAAATAGTTAAGACCCTTAGAAGGCCCAGACGTATTAAGTGATGGGTGCCAAGAATCGCGGATTGTCTCAGCGATATTGGGCAATGCGTGAAGCGCGCCTACAGCTTCTAACACCAGGCTTGATTCTTTGAATCGAAGCTCAAGCGCCAGATTATGGCTGAGGTTAGTTAGTTTGGCGATTAGTTCACCTGTTGATGTTTCCATTGTTTTTCCTTTGTTATTTTCCTGATGTTGCTCGCCAGTGACCGAGGCCACCGTTCTTGTATAGGTAGCCAGCCACCTTGACATTGCATTCAGCATTGAGCAGTGCCTTGACTACATCCTGTTTCTTACAGACAGCCCGTGTCACAGTAGCCCACGACCCTTGAATCTGTAGCAGGCCGACATCTGGGCTTCCTGTGGATTTGCGCACTGGGGATAGTGCGCGTTCGGTGCAACGGCTTTCTCGATAAGCAATTTTGGACATGACTGGCACAACTTTGGCGGGGAAATGCCGAGCGAGTAGGCGTTCCCATTGTGGGCATGAATTAGCAGCTGCACTTGCATGAGCTGGGGTGGATAATGCGGCGATAAGGGCGATTGCCATAATTTTCTTAATCAACCTGTTCTACTTCTGTAATCGAAGCGAACGTCATCCAGGGAGCCTGCCTTGTGGCGACTGTGACTTTGACGATTTCTTCTGTTGCCGAATCCGTGAAGATTTGGACGAGGGTAAGTTTGTCTTTAGACCATAACGGCATATAGCCCCATGTGGGAAGCATCACTTATTCCAGTAGCGGTTGGCGAGCTTAAAATATGCCCATGAAAGGCACCAGCCGAATAGTACGGCTATGACCATTTGCTCGTGTGTGTAGGTCATTTGTCATACCATTCGCTAGTCATTAGTTCCTGCACTTGGTTAGGCATCAGGACAAAGCCTCGAGATGGGTTGTCTGAGCCTGCAGCGAAATCCCGCTTTTGCAGTAGGTCTCGGTTCATGCGTAGGTACTTTTTAAGCCTGGGTACGGATATCAAAGTAAAGGCACCAGGGGCGAAACGGTAAGCCCACCATTGTGCCGTAGTCACGTTAATGCCAGAGTCCTGCCAGCCACGCCCTGCGGGGTTCTGCTGGGTTTCAACGGCCATGTTGCCATTACGATACCTGTCTGATTTAACTTCAATCTGAGCGCCTTGTACAGCGTCAAAGAATTCGACTAGCTCGGCTTCGCCAGCCTTGCCGTAAGCCATATCAACTGTGAAGTCAAAGGCGGGTTCATATCCATTGGTTAGTTTTGTCATGTTTCCTGACTTTCTGCTATTTGAGTAGCGGTGGTTACTTTACACAAAATGCGAAGTCGGTGGTGGATACCCAATGGAAACAAAGTACCCACCACCTAGCCCCAGCACTGCTCAAACAGTGTCTGGGAATCCTTTATGGCTTAGGCAGTGCGCGCCATGCGTTTTCAAATTCTTCCGCGCTGTCCCATTCGTTAGAAATTTCCGCGTGTAGCCAGACCCCGCCTGGTGTTCCAGCGTTGTCGCTTGAGGTAAATAATTTGACCCCTTTTTGACCAGGCCCGCGAGAACAGCGATACCCGCGACCCCAGGCGGTTTTGTCTGTTTCGGGCTGTGCAGGGTTGCGATACGAATAGTCATGCAGCTCACAAAGTAGTAGTGCCTCTGAGTTTTCTACTAGCCATGTCCATGCTTCTTTGGCTTTGGCTCTGCCTTCTCGAGTTGCTGGATAGCCCATATCAACCGCGAAGCCACTGGCGTGAACGCTCAGATTTTTAGACCCGCGCATCGGGCGATTAACGTACATGCCAAGATTGGTGAAGCCCCAGCGACGATTGCAAAGGTCATAGAATTTTTTGGTTATTGGTGACGTTGCGCCACTATCCCACGAAGGATAAAAAGGGTACTTGCGAGCGGTCATGAGTTTGACGGGGACAGCACTTTAACTGTCGCTGTTCCTGTGCTGGCAATAGCGTAAAGAGTTTCTTGCTCGTCTAGGAACACTTGTGTCAGGCCGTTCTTGGGCACATCGAGACCCTGAGCGGCTGACACGTTAGAGCCACCTATGTGGATGTCGTGTGTGGTGGCTTGTATGTAGATGGTTTGGCTGCCAAAACTGGTGCTGTGTATTAGCACGGGTGTGGTTGCGCCTACTGTGTAAACGGTGGTTTTCATGACTTTGGTGGTTCCTTGTCTTTGAGTCCGTTGGCGGCGAGCATTCCTAGCAAGCCACCTGAGAGAGACATGAGCAGTGGGGAAAGTACAGAGTAAGCCTCTTGGTCTGCTTCCGACATAACCCTAGGCTGTGTGACAAATTGCAGGCCGTAGAGCATGAAGCCGATTGACATGACAAAGACAACGGTTAGCCCGATGCCTACGGCAAGAATTAGGCGTGCTTTTATTTCTTCGTTTGTAAGTCGTGGTCGTAGTTTCATTAGCAGTCAAATCCTAGGATTTCTTTAAGTGTGGTGGTGGTTATGGCTGACTCAACAGCGCCTAAGGCTTTGTTTTTGGTGCGTGGCTCTTGGTTGCATTGGCACTCTTGTTTGTTGGTGTTGGCTGGGTCTTGGCATGGGTAGCGGAAACGGTCTGCACAGCCTGTGAGGGCGATGAGGGTGGCGCTAATCAGCAGTAGGCGTTTCATTTGTTGCCTCGGGTCGTGTTAGTGGTGCTGGTGGGTCTTGGTCGTGTTCCCACAGAATTAGAACTTCATCGGCCATTGCCCAACCATCGGTAAAACCTGCGTCTAGTAATAGTTGATGCATTGGTGGGGTAATCATGCGGAAACCTCTATCAAATACATTGTGGCGGTGGATGTTGCGCCAACGGTGTTTACATAAGCGATACCAGCGCCACCGGTTCGCGCAAATTGCGTTTTGTAGGTGGTTGCCGATGTTGTACTTGGCGAGTCAAATTCTAAAAACGTGGAATAACTACTGACACCTCCAGTTGTGCCGTAAGACAAGTCTTGAGTAGTCCTCAAAACGGTTGCGCCTCTCAAAATGCGTAAACTTACGCCAGTAGTTGCAGCATCTGCATACGTGTTGTGCGAATAAATTACTAGCACTTTGCTACTTGTTGCTTGTGGCGTGATTGTTGCCGTAAGTCCTGCATCTACAAAAGTGGCAGAAGTGCTACTTACTTGAGTTGCGTAAGTTGTTGAAACAACCTGCAGAATGCGGAACGCGCCTCTTAGGTCGTTTACATATGCAGCCGTCAGCACATTGCCTGTGGTTTGCGCTGCTGGCAAATTGGTTGGTGTAGCCATAATTAGAATCCTAATCTGTTGTTATCTAGTTTGCCATACACGGCATTGTTAAGAATGAGATAGTCATTAGTCTCGTTACTAGAGACATAAAACAAAATACGCGTGTCCTCAGGGGTTGCCTGAATGTTCACACCCTCAATAATGCAGTAATACCGAACACCACGAAGCACAATGTTAATTTCAAGGCCAAGGAAATTGCTAATCAAGTTAAGCATAAATACAGCGTCAGCTCTGGCTTGCTGGCTAATCAGAAAGCCCAATTCTCGTGGTGTGCTGTTAGTTGTGTCGTACTTAAATTGCAGATATTGAGCCAACGACAATGCCTGTGACGTGCTGACATCGTAGGTCTGGGCAACGTATGAATAGATAGGCGTTGAAAGGCTGGTACTGGTTTGTGAAGCCAGACCTAAAGGCTCAACAGTTATCCAGTTGTAGTAGTCCTCAGCTGCGCTCTTAAACTTGACCTGCTGATACTTGTAGTTAGTAATACTGGTGAGCGTGCCGTCACTCCATTCAGGCGTGACAGCAGCACCAGTTAATAAAGCACCTCGCCCTACAAAGTTAAGAGTGCCCATGTCTAGTGTTGTTGGGCCAGTAGGTGTAGAACGAAGCCTGCCTTGTTCTGTGCGTATCTCAGTATCCACAAACGCTTTTAGGTTGCCAGTGTACGTCTGGGCAGAGCCTGTTGACATACCAGAAGTTGGGCCTACATAAAGACCAACAGAATCTGCAATGTCAAAAACCTGCACATCAGTTTTAGCGCTAATCACAGGGTACGCGTTAATCTGTGTGCGACCTAGTTCGGCCTGTAAACCTTCAGCCGTGATAATAACTGAATCCTCATTAGTGACCATGCCGTACTTAATCTCGACATTAGTGA